GCATCAATCTCACTGTTCGCTTCCTGCATGGCTCCATTCAGCTTATCCATATTGATTGCATTTAAATAAGGCGCTTCGTTGTCAGTGAGCTGAATCAGCTCACTATCACCAAATTTTCGCCGCATCGCATCTACCGTTGCATACATGTCAAATCACCTTATTTATCAAGCTGTACCTGTTGAAGCTGCAGCCAAATGAGGCAAGCCATAACCCGCTTCACCACGTGCTTCAACACCAAACTTATATTCACCGCGCATGAACACATCATCAGAATTAATATCAGTTTGAGCCAGTAATTCTGCTACTTGACGCTCTTGGTAAATAATCGGTTTGATTGCTTTGGTTGTAGCAAGTAGATGCCATTCGGTATCTGTTTCCAGTCCAGCTTCTACCAAGACTTCAGCAGTACCTTTGAAGATATTCTCAGTACCATCAGCAAATTTGGCTGAAGTCATCAATGCTTTAGCCGTTGTTTCAAGTGCTGGTGGCACAACCAGCAAGTTAGGCTTAATTTTTAGACTACGGCCATTTTCATCTTTTAGACCTGACATTGATGAACGTGCAGCGCCATAACCAGCTTCCGCCTCAGCTAAACTTGCCCAAGATAGTTTTTTATCAAACTTATTGGAGAATTTACTTTTTTCTTTATCCCCAACAGGATGGTCTGTAGAGTAAAAAGGCTTGCCGTCATAACATTTATTTTTAAAGCCCGTCGTTAGCGCTTCAAAAACCAAATCTTGAGGGAAACTTTTAGATTCTTCACCCATAGAAGAAAAGATTACTGGCAGGCCAAGCAACTGGTTATCTTGAATTTCATGCTTGTGAACCGCTACGGTTGATTCAAAAGAGCGGTTTTTAACGGTATAACCATGACCTTCCAAGCGCTTAATAACTTTGTCACCAATCCATTCGCGCAATTTAGGAAACTTGCCCAGCCAAGCATAATTTTCTGCAGCACTTGTAGAAGTAACCTTTGTGGCAACTTTATCCCAGGTTGTTTCTGTTTCAGTAAAAGACTTATTAAAAGTCGTTTTAAATCCAGTAAATAGGTGAGCAAGTACTTGCTTTGCATTTTCAGATGTAAATTTCATTAAACGATCTCCACCCAAACATATGAAGGGTTTTCAAGGTCAAAGCCCATGAATGCACCAGCAACTGGAAGCACATGTTGCGTCGTACAACACCTTGAACAGCACCTGCAGCGCCAAGGTTTTCCGCATCACTTTCCCAAATTCCAATGCAGGTCTGGTCTGCAGCACCTACATTTGCTGAAGCGACGGCATAACCGTCAGCACCTACAACAGCAAATGTACCCATCAGTACGACTGCTGCAGCTGCCAGAGAAACAGGGATCAAAATACCGTCACGGTATTCTGTAGTTATTGAAGTATTAGATCCGGGCATGTTTAGGCTCCATATTTATCAGCGTCTTCTTTGCTTACACCAAGTAAGCCAAAGACTTCATTTTGAACTTCATCTACAGCTGGGGCATGCTGTTGGTGATTGGCAGCAAGATTCACCTGACTGGTCTGCTGCTGGGTCAATGCAGCAATTTTTGGCAAACTTTCCAGGTGTGCTTTCACAAAATCAGGATTGATCTTGGCCTGATCCTTCACCCAATTAATGGTTGCATCACCAGTGAGGCGACCATCGCTACAAGCAGCCGTAATCAAGTCATCAATTTCTTTGGCCTTGACAGCCGCATCAGCATTGCCAGCTTTGGCAACGGCCTCCTGGTAAACTGCCATTGGCACAAACTGAGTCAAATCTGGGGTGGCTTGACTATTGGCAGCAACTTTTAGCTGATTCATTACAGCCACTACATCAAATAAGTTTTGCGCGTTGGCTGCGACAGTTGTACCTGTCATTTCTTGCAGCTGAGCAACGAGTTTATTGAGTTCTGCAATGATATCTTCAGCAGTTGCTGAGATAGGCAGATTCAGCATCCATCGCAAACGCTCTAATAATTCTTCATTCATTTCTGAATCCTGTTGTTGTGAATTTTGGGCAAAAAAATCCTGTGCCGCAGCCGCTAGGCGTGCTTCGGGCAGTTGATCTAAATTTGGGGTATTGGTGAGTGCGACATGTAAGAGCTGCTTAACATCACCGGTTTTGTCATAGAGAAAGACTGGAGAAAGGTATTTGTATTCTTCCGAACTGATATAGCCTGCAGCTTTATCGGTCCATTCAAATTGCTTACTACATACACCAACTCCTTCGACGTATTGAAAGCCGTCTGACTTGAGCCAGCCAGCTGCTGGTGCAGGTTCACCAGACTGTTGAGCTTTTAAAGTCGCATGCTCATAGTCCACCACCATATCAATGCTGCGCTGGTTTAAAGCTGCAACAATCTGCTCACCGCGTTCTGGCGTTAAATTCCAGTGCGGGGCGTCAAATGGTCGTCCATCAATACCTTTAAATATTCCTTCAGGAATAAGTACAAGGTATTCAGGGGCAGTTGCCTCAAGGGCAAATGAGCACGCGGCTACTAATAAAGTCTTTTTCATGTTGTCAGCTTAAAACTGACCACATAAAAAGATTAGGCGGAAAGGCTTCCGATTATTTTTTAGGAATTAAAATATTTTCTTCCAGTAGAAATCGACATCTTTGAAGATTTCATTTTCAGCTTCTGGCTGCAAAAAACCATTAGCATCCATCGGCAAGTATGGGCGGGCTTCAATCTTAATATCGTGCGCACCCGTCACTCCAGAGGTTGGACCGGTAAAGCTATTTTTGGTGAAACTCGCTAGGCGACTGCCTTTCTGATAGCGGGTGCCACCTGGATGCTTGATGGTTCCACCAAAATGATGAATGGCGGCATAAGGCATGTTACTACCTATGCTGGCACTGTTTTGATCTGAGCTGGGTACAATTCTGGCTCTTAAATCGCCAGAGCGCTGTAACACACCACCATAAGTTAGTCCTTGACGTTGATAGCTTTTGATGGTGGAAGGCTTGCGCCCGGCCCAGGTCGGACGGCCTTGGGCTGCAAAGTTATCATCTGTGACCGTTGCTAAACTTCCTGCAATTGCTGCCATTAGTGGTGAAGTATCATCCATTGCCTGAGCCACACGGTTCATCTTTGCAGTCAGTTCATGACTATTAATTTCCATAATGCTCATGCTTCACCTATCTAACTGCTAAATAATCATTGGAATTTAAAAGATCTACAGCAGTGCTCCGTTCAACAACAGCAATATCGACAATCTGCATCACGCCATTTTTAGACTGAACAGCAACCTGTACCACCTGATCTGCTGAGTAAGACTCTAGTGTTGGCAGCCAATACAACAGGCGGTTGTTTTCCTGGTCCCAAAGCACACGCCACGACTGTGCAAGCAAGCCAGGTAAATCCATCCATTCACCATCAGCCAATACTTGTCTTTTCTCCAAAAGTAATTGGTCACTCATAATAATGATCGGGTTTTCAAAGCCTTGCTTCTTCGATGCCATAAACTGGATATCAGTCAGCTGCATCACGCCGATGGTGCTGGTTTTATTTTGCGTAGGGATATCACTAAATGAATTTTTTACAAAAGCTTCATGGGCTTTGAGGCGTGGCCTGGACAACAACATTTGCTCGATTTGCTTGGTGCCTTTGTCTACACCGACCAGATCGACAGCACGTTTACTTAATTCTGCATCCAGCAAATAACTAGATGCCGGATGGCTATTAAATCCAGGTGCTGGGCTGAAGAAACTTTCTGTCCCATCTTTTTGTTTGATGCGGATTCGGGTTTGTGTTGACACCACATCCTGACCGGTAAAACTGCTTTTACCAATGATGACTTGTTGGTGTTCAATATCTTCAGGCTGGGTTTCAAGCATCGTTAAATTCTGATCTGCAACATCGCTTTCACGCTTTGCAATAACCTTACATTTACAACCCCATTCTGTAGGTGGATAGGCGTACAGCCAAAAAGGATCATCATAGCGTCGTGCTTCACCATTACGGGCAAGGTGGATTTTACGGGGATTAGAAATAGAAATATGCACCCACACCCAAACTGGACGAGTCTCAGTGGTTGCCATCATCGCCTTGTAACGTCCAGCGGCCAGACTCTTATGCATGTTGGTATCGAAAATAGTTTTCAGTCGGCGCGGACTGCCCAGCTGAACGGTTTGTTCCATACCTGCAGGGTTGATGACGGTTTGTTTTCCCCACCAACCAGCTTTTTGAAGGGTTGGTGTAATACTGGCTTTCCATTGTTCAAGGCCTTGGCCTTGCTGCATGGCATCAACCAAAGACTTACGAATGTCCTGGAGCAAATCGATCCGCGCAACCTTGGCAACCGTGAAAGCCCGGCTATGCGCTTCATTGAGGGTTTCATGCCAGTCCCATCCAATCTTAAAACCTTTGGCTTGCAGATAGTCGATGGCATCCTGCGGCGGCATCTCAAAAAGTGCATTCAGCTCTGGACGCTGTGGAATTTTAGTCATTTTCCATATCCGCCTGAGCACTTAAGCGTCCAAATACTTCCGCAGCAAAAATTAGCTGGGTCAGTTTTTCCTGAAGCACCGACTCATCATCGGATGGATACAGCTCAGACAGCACGGCTAAAATTTCATTTTCATCCTGACCGGCATTAATTTTACCCATCAAATCCTGCATCCATAGTTCAGCAGTTTGCTGAGCCTGTTGTGCTTGATCACGAAGTTGCAGCTGAACTGCTTGCTCATCCAATGGAATTTGGGCTGAATTAGCAGCAAGCAAATTACCTAACAGATGGGGTTGCCAGCTGTTCATTGCTAACTGCGGAATTTGTGGCTGTACACGGGCAAGTATTGGCTCTTTATCATCGGCTGGCGTCGGAATGCCGGCACGTTCATGTGCCCATGCCAATGGAATTTTCATTCCAGTATCCACTAATTCGCCCAGCGATTTACTGAAGCTTTCCAGGTCTTCCGTATCGGAGGTATCAAACCAGAATTTTGGATAACGGTCAGGGGTAATATTTGGATAGTTAATCTGCATCATTGCAGAGACTAGACTGTCATTGATGGATCGCGCTAACTGCTTGGCATCAGATTTATTAATGACATCAAACTGGTTTTCATGGGTTTTACTTTGTGCATTGGTACTGGTCTTGCCATCTGCCTGAGAAAGCAATGTGCCACCTAAAATGATTTTAGATTGGGTTTGCTCGCACCATGTGACCATATTCATATGATTATTGGTGTCACCATCGGTCGCATCTTCAAAATCAATCGACATACCTTGAGGGATGATACCGCCAGCATTACGTCCAATACTCATCACGGCACGCATCAATGTCATTTTTTCTTCAGCGGTGGCACCAGCCGGATATCTCCCCAGTTTTGATGGCAGGCCATAGGTTTCTAAAAACTCCATGATGTCGCGGACACCATAGTTTTTAAAAAGAAACGGCCATGCCAGCACACGGAACAACCCCGAACGGGCAATGTATCCAGATTTAGCCTTATGCCGATGAATAAACCAGCCAAATGGCTGAAATTCTAAACCCTCCAGTGAACCATCATTTAAGCGCAGTTCATTAGGCTTGTTTTGTGGGGTCATGATGAAACGAGGCTGAAGCTGCTCAAAGCTTTCAGGTAGCCACAAATTTCCCAAGCGGTGCCATTTAATTTCCTGCGCACTATAGCCGTGACCGACTGCATCCATTGCTTCAAATAGAAACATTTCAAAGTCTTCAATGTCATCCAACCACTCATAGACTTCTTCAGCAATTTTCTTTTCCTGCTCACTGGCATTCTTAGGCGGCTTCACGCCCCAAGGTAGGCCATTCACAGCCTGCTTGCGTTTGCTCATCTCCGAAAAGATATGCCCGTCGCGTTCCTCCATATCACAGAACAGGTCAGCCTGCGCCTGCAGGTTGCCTTGCTCGGCATCAGTCAAAAGGCGATGCAAACGGGCTGGAGTCAAACCAACAACCGGATGTTCCTGCCACTGGCTGGACAGCCAGGCAACTTCAGCTGTCTGTGGAGTTTCAAGTGCAGTGCGGTCTTGTTTTTTTGAAGAACGGTCTTTTTTAGCCATGATGCAAACAAATATAGAAAGTGGATTTTGCATCACGATAGGCAATTTAGATGGAATGAATCAGGCGGAAAGACTTCCATTTAATTTTTATGCGCCTGAATGGCGTTTTAAGCGTTTACATCTCAAGCATGGGTCATTTATGCAAAAGCCTGAAAAAAACGCTAAAAACACATTCATGAAGATTCATGAATCC